GGACAGCTATTAAATACAGTCAGGGGTTGGGGATCAGCCTTGAAAAGTTGTTGATGGATGACCGTAAAAATTGATCCACCACACCACCCGCAACCTCCGGGGGGCACGCCAGCCCTCTTTCCATGAGGGTACATCGTCCAATGGTGGGCCATTTTTTTTATGGGGGCCATAATAGATATTAAGCCGATTGAAACCGCTTACAATGGCTATCGTTTTCGGAGCCGCCTGGAGGCTCGGTGGGCGATGTTCTTTGAAAAGCTCGGCATTGATTACCGCTATGAAACCGAAGGTTATGAATTTAACGGTATAAAGTATTTGCCAGACTTCTATTTGCCGACATTTGAAAATGGTTGCTTTGCTGAGGTCAAACATATCGGCGGCGACTTTTCCAAAGCCATTGCTTTTGCCGAGTTTTTTAATGTCAGGTTGTGGATTTGCGAGGATGTTCCGAATGTTGCGATTTACAAATTTATTAATGGCGACAAAGGAAACCCGTCTTTTTATTGCGGAATCCCGAATTTTAGCCAAGCAGAGGGAGATAACAGAGTCTATGCCGCACCATGCGAGTTTCAAGATGTTTGTAGTGACCGATGTAATGATATTCACCCAATCCCGATCCCGGATGACCATGAACAACTATTAGGGCAAGCACCCAACTTAATCACGGAAGCGGCAAGGGTGGCAAATCAGGCACGTTTTGAACACGGCGAAATCGGGATTGCTTAATGGAACTCGACGGATATGTAAGCCTCTGGCGGAAAAGCATTAATTCCCGCGTTTTTAAAAACGAAGGATTATGGAAGGTTTGGACTTGGTGTTTAATGAAAGCCAACCATGAAGAAAAATGGATTTCGTTAAAAACTGGAAAAGGTGTTGTCGAAGTATTCGTAAAACCAGGACAATTTGTTTTCGGGCGGTACTCTGCATCAGCGGAATTGGCCATGAATCCTAATACGACATGGAAACGAATGCAAAAATTAAAAAACCTCCAAAATATTAACATCGAAAGTAACAGCCAATATTCTATAATTACCATTGTAAATTGGGATACTTACCAAGTTGAACCCAAAAAAAGTAACAGCAAAAGTAACAGGCAAGTAACAGGCAAGTGTCTATCAAGTAACACAAACAATAATGATAATAATGAAAATAAAGAACTACCGTCAGGATTTTTTACCCTCTCAAAACGCTTCCTCGAATACCAAAAAAAACAACATGGCAATCTTGTAAAAATCACCGAGTCTAAAATCAATAGCGGGGCTGAAACGATTGACAAGTTAGTCCGGATTGATGGCTTTGATTTGGAGCAGGAAATAAAGCCGGTCCTTAACTGGGCCGCAAAGGATTCGTTCTGGTCAACCAACGTGCTTTCATTGGCGGGGTTGCGGAAAAAACAGAACAACGGCGAGACGAAATTCCAGAATATTTACGCATCGTTTAAGCGCAAAAATAAAAATGCAACCAAACAATCAGGGCCGGTGTATTGATGCGAGAATTTTACAGTGATTACGGGATCGAGATCCCAACCAACAACGGCGGCGAGGTCAGAACTATTTGCCCGCAATGCACACCAGATCGAAAACCACAACACCAGCGGGAAAAAGATCTGTGTGTAAACATTGACAAAGGTACATGGGTTTGCCAGCATTGCGATTGGCGAGGATCTTTAAAAGACCCGGACAAAAATGCGCAGAATTCTGATTCCAAAACCTATGTAAAGCCTGCCTATTCTCCATCCGCTCTGCCGGATGCCGTGATTAAATACTTCGACAATCGTAAAATAAGCGCAGAAACCCTTAGTAAGTGCAAGATCGGCTTTGAAAAGCCAAACGGGAAGCCCCACGGCGCTATCATGTTCCCCAGGTACAAGCACGGCGAGGTTGTGGCTATTAAGTACCGCACCGGCACAAAGCAGATGTGGCAATCCAAAAACCCGGAACCGTGTTTTTATAACTACGACATGGCTGCGGCTTCTGGGTCCAATAAGCTGATTATCACCGAGGGCGAGATTGATTGCCTGTCATTTGTTGAGTGTGGATTCGAGAATGCCGCATCGGTTCCAGACGGCGCCCCTGCCGTGTCTGCCAAAAACCTTGATACCAAAATGGCGTTTTTGCAAGACGGGCTGGTTGATAAGTTTGAAACATTTATTTTGGCTGTCGATAATGATGAGCCGGGCAAGCATCTGGAGGAAGAACTTGCTGAACGATTGGGAAAGCATAAGTGTTGCCGGGTTGTTTACCCATCAGGCTGCAAAGATGCAAACGATGTGTTGAAAAAGTACGGGCCTGATCGGTTGTCAGATATTTATCATCAAGCCAAACCTTACCCGGTAGATGGTTTATATACTGTCAGCGATATAGAAGCTGAAATTATAGGGCTTTACGATGAAGGTTTAAGGCCGGGGGAGTTTACCGGATGGGCGTCATTGGATAGGCTTTACACTGTCCGTAAATGCGAAATGACAGTTGTAACCGGGATTCCGAGCAGTGGGAAAAGCACATGGCTTGATGCTTTAACGGTAAATCTTGCAAGCCGGTCAAACTGGAAAATTGCGTATTGTTCGCCGGAAAACTGGCCGATTCAAAGACATGCTGCCAGCCTTGTTGAAAAAATCACGCGTAAGCCTTTCGCCGGAAGTACAAGAACATCTGATAGGGTTGAATTAAGAGAGATCCAAAATGCACTGGAATGGATGAAAACCCGGTTCTTTTTTACGCAGTTACGCGACAAGGATATGCACATAGATGGTATTTTGGAAGTGATGCAAGCGGCAATATCAAGGCATGGGGTTGATGGTGTTGTTTTAGACCCTTGGAATGAGCTTGAATACCATCGGCCCAGTTCGATGAGCGAAACAGAATATGTTTCCGAGTCGCTCGGAAAGATCCGCCGGTTTGCGCGGCTCAACAATGTGCATGTCTGGATCGTGGCGCACCCGACTAAGTTAAAGCGCGATGATACTGGGGCTTATCCTGTGCCAAGGCTTTATGACATATCAGGATCAGCGCATTGGTACAACAAGGCTGATAACGGGGTAGTTGTGCATCGGCATAATGTGGAAAGACCGGAAGTGTGTATTTATGTACAAAAGATTAGATTTCGGGAAGTTGGTAAGGTTGGCGATACCATGTTGAGATATATTGCTGATAATGGACGGTATAAGGATTTACCAGCAGATGAGCGTGTAAAATACTGTAAACATAATGATGATATTTTTAACGATGATGAAAGGAGCCAATAATGCCATGCAGCATGAATAAATTAATGAGCAACGGTCACTGCGCTGCGCCTTGCAACGCTGGCATTGAGTATGCCGGATATGAGTGTCCGCAAGATTTGCGCTGTCCGCAGTGGGATTTAGAGATGCATGGGATCAGGACGGAGCCGAATTGCCGCAAAGATCCCAAGAGCCGGTATTATGATCAGGGTGGCTTTGAGGTGTTGGACATCATCAAGGCAAAGCTGATGCCGGAGCAGTGGGAGGGTTATTTGCTCGGCAACCTGATTAAGTATAGCTGTCGAGCGAATTGGAAGGGTGATTTTATGCGGGATATTGAGAAGATGGGGTTTTACGCAAATTACATGAGGGAGGGTAAATAAATGACAGAAATCATAGCAATACCAGTGCCGGACAGCAAATACCGGGAGGTGGCAATTTTGGACGAATACAACGGCGTGTATTCGATTATCGTTGGAAAGGCCGGCGATAAGCGGAATTTTTGGAAGATGGTATATCCGCAAACAAGAGAGAATCAGCCAGGGAGCAAGCCAATTCCGATGAAAGTAACACTGGGAGATAAACATGCAGCGCCGGCCATGTTGCGACAACTGGCTGATGCGCTTGAGGGCCGAAGCCAGGGCCAGGACTCGCAATTCGGGAATAGGGATCAGGACGGGGCAGTAGATGACCAAATTCCCTTCTAGCGTAGGGGGCAGAGCATTACCAACGTGGAGATCGTCGAACCAGCAAACGCTCACGAAGCGAGAGAGGGAAAAAAGTGGAACTTCGTAACAGGATTCAGGGTAAGCGCAACACAAAGCGAGGCCAGGCTGCCGAAGAGATAGCAGAGCTATGGCTAAGACAGCACGGATACGCCTGCATTGAAAAGATTGAAACGCCATGGCGAATCGTAAGGCGAGGCGGCAAGATTGTGGGCGCGACTCCGAAGAAACAAGTCTCCGGGGACTTCACTGCTATTGATCCACATACAGGGCGTTGTTTACATGTAGAGGTAAAGTCTCGTGAGCGGAATACTTTGCGCTGGTCTGATTTTGAAGCGCACCAGATTGAAGCCCTGGATCGTAAGGCCGAGGCAGGGGCTGAGTGCCTTGTGCTGTGGGTTAAGGGCGGTGAGGTAAAGTTTTTTGATTGGCCAGTGGATGGTTTTGGGCCGGGGAAGGCTTTAAAATGGGAGAAATGACATGGCAAAAAGCAAATCAAAAAGACGGTGTAAAATCTGTGGTACGACACTATCAATGTATAATCGCGATACTGTTTGCTTTCACCACCAGAAAGACAACAACGAGGACGAACGCAAAGCAGTAGCAATATATAACCCGGAAGGAAATTTTATGAGAACGTTACTCTTGGAACAAGGCTATGACAAGGAGGTGTAACTATGCAGGAGCATTTTTATCCCGAGGAAATCAAAAAACTCGAATGAGAACGCAAACTCAAAGCATGGGAGAGAGATCATGGTATATTTGATTGTTGTCGGCGTGATTGTATGGGTGCTGCTCACTCTGTGGTATCGAGCACCGAGTCCGAAAATCGAATACCGCGATCGGAATAAGCGGACGTGACCGGCTCCGTCTCAGCCTGGGCGATTGCGGAGGGTTTTGATCCTCCTGCCTGCCGTATAGCTTGGGGAAAGGGAAAACGGGCTTTTGTAATGGGCAGTCGCTTAAGTGGGAGGATTAATCATGTAAGAACCCGGACCTGCAAAAGCCCCTCCGGGTTTTTCTCTTGACATTAAAAAATTCTGTAAGTATGGTGATTTAAACTAATTATATGCAGGAATATGTATATGGCAAAAGGCAGGCCTACAAAATATACAAAAGACAAGCCAGATCGGCTATATACTGCGCTTGCTGCGGGTAAAAGCGTTACGCAGTTTGCAGCAGAAGAGGGTTTGCACAAGTCAACTGTTTATG